GGACGAAGATGGCTCTGATTATGGGGTAAGTTGTCAAGGGTTGTCCACTTGTCACGAGCGGTCGATTTCTAGGTAGGAAAGGTAAAAATCGACATCCGCTACGCTTGCGGTCACTTTCAACACGTCCCCCGCGACTAGCACACAAGGCACCCCCGAAAGAATGTCCATGGTTTGGCTCGGGGGCAAGACATACGTCTTAAGCAGCTTGTACGGAGTTGCTCCTCCCCCCGGGTAGATTGCTGCACTGATGCTAGCCGTGCTGGCGTTGTCGTTCGTTACCCGTAACGACGAGAGGACCGCGTTGTTCGCAGCCGGTGCCGTATAGATAGCCGTCTCAGTCGCGGCACTCGGAGTTAGGTATTGACGAAGATATTTGTTTGCCATGTCACACCGCCGAGACGAAGTTGATGGTCAGGATAACCGACGGAATCTCCGGTCTTGTCGGGGTGCTTTCGGCAGCGTAGTGCTCGAGAAACACATCCGTACTGCTCGCCCACCAGGCGATTTCTAGGTAGTTCGTGCTAGGGTCGTTCACCGTGAAAATGCCGGTGATTGCCGGGACAATATGCGACCAGATGCTGCCGCTCTTCCTGGCGGGTATGTCAAAGCGAGTGCGACTAGACGGATAGTTTGTTCCGGTATCCTTGGCCCACACCTCAAACTCCTGAGCCGCATTGCTTCGGTTCGAGACCTGTAGCGTAAACGTGACGAGATATTGCCCGGAGCACGGAACGTAGATTTTGCTGTTATCGACGACGCGGATGCCGTTCGATAACGCTACGACGTCATACGTCAAAAGCTCTTCGGTAGTCGTGCTGGTCAGGTCTTGATCGAGATTCGAGATCAGCATCGCCTGCGGCAGACTGATGCCGTTACTGATCTGAAAGCCCCGCACGCCGCCAGCAAAACCACCGCCCGCACCGGAACCTGCTGCGAACCACGAACCCGCGCCCGCGCGATCCTCGCTGACGATCGGCGTGTAAGTGTTATTAAGCTGAAAAATAACCTGTTCTAGCGAACGAACTAACTGGTCAAACTGCTCCTGACTGTAGTTAACGGCCGCTGCGTTAGGCAGACGGACGTTGAAGATCTTACTCATCTCAACCCATCCGGCTGGATATCAACACGCATCGTGCCAAAGCGCCAGTTGGTATCAATCTCCGAACTCTCAATCTGCAACGCAATCTGTCGCCCACGCGCGCGCGTGTCCACCTTGTCTGTACCCGGAGAGATGACATACGGGTCAAGCGAGCTCGGCGTCGCGGAGACCTGCGGATACAAGCGCAACAGCAACCTCACCGTGAGATCGCCCTCTTGGTTCTTGAAGTCAGGGATGAACCGCTTCATGAACAACACCTGATCGCCATCGCCGATATCGAAGTACCCCGACTTCACATACGCAAGGATCGGATCCCCGTTGCCGTTCTTGCCAAACTCTTGGTTATAGACCACGGACCGCCCAGGGGTGAGTCCATAAATCGTGCTGATCGGTACCGTCGATATCGTACTGTGTCGCCATCGGGAAGGAATAAGTGCCAAGGTCCACCCAAGCGGAACGCGCCATAGTGCCCACGGACCACACTTGCTCGAGGTAGTTGTAAGTCACAAAGCGATCAATGTAGTCGGTGTCCGCCGTGCAGTACCACCAGGTCACTTCGTTGAACTGCGTGTTGATTCCCACATGCACTTTCTGTGCTTGCGTGAAGTTCAAGTCCTTGAACACGTAGTCCTGCACCGTGCAGGGGAGCTTTTTGACCACACCGTCAAACACGAAGAAGGCGTCCTTGCTCATCCAGTACGCCACGCCGTTCACATCCGCCGACGCATGCGGCCCGATAAGGCCACAGTTGGCCCCGAGCTGCTGGAAGCCAAAGGTATACGGCGGTCCAAGGTACTGCATGCCATGCAGTGCCGTGTCCGTCCAGATCAAGATCTGTCCGCGCGAGCGAAGCGCCGAGACGATGTAGTTTCCGTCCGTCAGGCGCTGGCCGCCAGCCGTATTGGTCGCCGTGGCGACGAATGTGTTGATGTCTTCTTGGTTTGAGAAGCGCACAAACATCGGATCCTGCGACGAAGGCGTCCCGATGGTCGATTCCGTACCAAAGCAGACCAGATGCCTGTCCGGCGTTGACACCAACGCGTATTTGCTCTTGGTCGGCGCGCCAGAAATGGCCGTTGCCCGCACGCCAATGCCCGTGCTCGGCAGCCACTCGTAGATGCCGCCGTCTACAACCTGCATGATGAGGTTTTCGCCGTAGTTATCGAACTGCCAGACGCGGGAAAACAGAGCAACCGAGGCAGAGGGCGGGCGCGGGGTGCCCCAAGTGCTCAAGCCCCACGTTCCAGTGCCCCAGCCGAAGTCCAAGTAGCTTACATCCGACCCCGTGTTGATCTGGTATGTCGCCGTGGCCGTGCCTGCCGCCGTGGCGGTCGAGGTCGCGCTGGTCGGCGCTTCGATGGCGTACTCATTGGCGTTCAGAACCTCGATAATCTCAAACTCGTTGTTCAAACTCGCGTTCAGGATGCCGCCAGGGTTGCCTGTCGTCGCCGAAAGCGTGACAAAATCGCCTGTAATTGCCCCGTGGCCGCTGTCGTTGACCACAACACGGGTCAATCCGTTCGTCGTGTCAAAGGTCACGCCCGTATTCGTGTCCCGAATAGGCGTAATGTCCGCCCAGGTACCGCCGTAGTAGACGTAAACCTTCTTGTTCGTGCCGACGGCAACGTAGGGGGAGCCCTCGAGGTCCGTCCAGGTGAAGACTTCGCTCGGCATGCCCACCAAATAGGCCGTGGTTTCACCAAACGGGGCCCAGCCGCCGACCTTTTCAGGCAGCCCATAGCGAAACCGGACGTAATCGGAGTCGATCCATCCGCCTTCTGCGCCGTATTCGGTGTTTTGCTTATCTACACCCGGCTTTAAAAAGAGTCTAAGTAGTGGCATACGCGCATCCTACTTGATTGGACCGCCGACGAGCCACGCATCGCAAGTACGATCGCCGGCACACTTGAAGTGGAACAGCTCACAGTACCCGAGATTGGCCGCCGCGACCACATCCGGGGCGTAATTCTCGTGCTCCATCTCCTCGTTGTAGTCATGGATGCCCTTCTCGATACAGGCAATCATCTCTGGGGTCTGGATGAACGCCGCGCAGTTGCCACAGCGGGCCTTCTTGGCCTCGCGCACCGTGGTCTGCCAAAGCTCGGCCTTCTTGTCCCAGAAAGCACGCGACTCGGACTCCGGGTTCAACGGCCCGTAGCCATACTCCTCAATCGCATTGTTGCGATTCTTGAGGTTGACATGGATATCCATCGTCGCTTCCGGGCAGCCCTTCTGGCCGCGCTCGTACGACTTACGAATCTCCTGCCCGATCGCGTCCTTCTTGACACTCGCCATGCTTCACCTGTACTGCGCCGTCTTGCGAGCGATCGCCTTCGGCTGCTTTACAAACTGTTTGCCTTTTGCTTTGCCCTTGCGCTTGGCCGCGGTCGTGCGCGCGTACTCCTGCGGAGACAACGCCTTAATCGCGGCCTCGGGCAAGTACCGCTCGCCCGTCTTGCTCGAGGGCTTGCCAGACTTTGTACGCCATTTCTGGGCCGTCCAATTCTTCAATGACTGCTGCGGTGCGCGCATGTTAGTCCCTGTACCCGCCGCCGGCGGCCTTATAACGCTTCGCCAAGAGCTGTGCTTTCCTCGCGGACCATTTTCCTGCGCCCGTGCCCTGCGTACTGGCAGACTTGATGGAGCTGAACAGACGCTTGCGCAGCTCGGGCTTCGTATAGTTACCCGCTGCGTTGACCTTACTCTTGGCTTTCTTCCTCACGGCAAAGTTCCTCCGCTGGCTGCCGGCATGGTCGTCACCTGGATCGCAATGTGCTGCTTCAGGTTCAACAACTGCCCGCAGTCCGAACAAGTGTCCGCATCCAACTCCGCCTCGTCCAGATCGTAGCCACAGGCGTCGCAATAGACTTCGATCACATGCGCAGGCTCGACCAGACCCTGGACCGTGGTCCGCGGTTCGAGTGCAATTCGCATTAGGCTACTCCTGCAAGGTACATGGCCCGCTCGTCGTTTCGGCGCTTGACCAAGCCTGGCAGCACACGGCCCGCGGCCTTGGTCCATTTTAGAAACTCATCCGCCGCTTCTTCAAATTCACCCCGGTTGGTCTTCATCCGAAGGGAAGAACGCTGGAGATTGCCGAGGCCCACGTTGAAGGCAAAAGATACGAGAGCATCAAAGACTCCCTGATTGCCAA